TTTTTTTATAATTTACAGGATTATATATTTTAATTTTAACTGCATTTTGTAGTAGAAATTTAAAATTTTGCCAGAATTCTTGTGTATGACCAATCGATTTAGTGGCAATGTGAGCTAATTCATGGATAGCAACATACATTAATGTATTGGGATCAATTAACTTATCTCCCTTTTTTGTGGTGGTGGTGCAAAAAGCTAATTTTTCTCCTTTATTTTCTGAGTAAGCAGTATATTCACTTGTGGGTAAAATTTCTTTAACAGTTTGTGGATCGAAATTGTCTACTAGTCTTTTACAATTCGCGCGGTCCGGAAAAGTTTTTCCTAAATAAGCCACTAGTTTTCTAAGTTTTTGTGTCGTGTTTGCTAACAAATCAGCTGCCAATTGTAATTTTGCACGCTCTCGTACACAATACTTATTCCCATCTACATCAGAAACAATACATTTTAGATTAAATGCATCCGATTCAAAATACATTTTAAGAGCAACCCCAGCCACAAATAATGCTAGAACCCACCCAGACAAGCTCATTTTGCGAAACATATTCTTATAATAAGCAAAGAACATAATCAATTATAGAATTTATAAATAATTATGATATTTATTGTCCACCGTGACAACCAACTTCAAGGGCTCGGCGAGCCAAATCAGGGCCAATAGTAGTTTGGTTCCATGGACCAATGTTTAATTGTGGATTGGCAGGTTCCGAACGAAGTTGAAGATTAGCATTACGAAGACTTTGACCAACTGTATTGATACCAATGTGATAGCCTGCCTTAAGAAGACTGACATTTTGTATATCACCTGCGCCACCGGGGTTCATTTGTGAGAAAGAATTATTAGAATCTCTTGGAAGTAATTGTTTTGGATCAACAACTGCTTGTTTTGCACATGATGGGGGCATTCCGAATGAACTAGTTGCGATACCGGAAACGGATGCATTGGTTTCATTTTGGCCTAAACCAACCGAAGCTTTATAGTTGGTTCCTTGTCCACAAGTTCCCGTTGGTGAACCGCCTGCTCCACCTGGTTGAGGAGGATTGCGTGCGTTAAGGACATATTTAGCTCCTGCCTCTCCAAAAGCGGTTTCTGGTAGGGGTGCATTGCCTTGTCGTGTGTTGGAATTGGCATAACCAGCTGTTCCTCCTAATCCTTTCCCGTTAGAATAGTTTTTCATAACATACATAAGGGCAACAGCCGCCACAATAGTAAATAAAACAGTATGATTGTTGGCTAAATTTGTAATCGTTTTTTTCAAATTCATCTTATAAAATTAGCATACAAAATATTTTTTCGATAAATATTTTTTATTGCTTAATAATACAATCATCCGTAAGCTTCAAATTCCATATCATCATCTGAACTTTCGATTTCATCCAACAAATATAATGATTTTATTCTTTTTGCTTCTAAATATGATTGAATAGCGTGTTTTTTAGCATCCTTTGCCTTGCGTCTTGCCTCTCTATATATTTCCATATAAACCTCATTTGGATTCTTTAATTTAACAATGTCAGTATTTTCACTGGGTGGAAGAATCTCAATTTCATTCATTATTCCATTTTTGTCTAAAGATTCCTCTTGTACAATAGCTGGTTCCAGTTTTTCTTCAACTTTTTCTAAATTGTCTTCCAAACGACTTGTATTATTTTGGCTTAAATCAGTTGGCACTATATTTATGGTAACCATCGCCTCTGTTTCAGTTTCTTTTTCTTTGTCTGTGGCATCTATATTTTCTGTTTTTTTTACAGGAATCTCTTTTACCCCAACTGCTTCTAATGGTGTAACAGTATCTGGGGTTTCTTCTACAACATGCTCTATTTCATTAGATTCTCCAACTTCTAATGTTACGCAAGTATCGGATACAGTATCTTTATTTACATCTTCACTATCTTCAATGCTAATATCTGACTCAGCATCGGAGTCTTGTTGTTGCACAACTGTATTTGTTTTTTCTATAGTGGGAGGCTTAAATTTAATTAAGCATTTGCTAAATAATTGTTTTTCTTTAATAAGCATCATCTGTTTGACTACAAATTCGATTTGGAAACTTTGAGAAGTAAATTTAAGTCCTGAAACTTCTAAAATGGATATCATTTTAGTATTTTTATTTACATCTTCTAGTTTTAATTCTTCTTCCTCCTCATTATAGATTTGAACTGTAGATCCTCTATTTAATCCTTTGGATTTATTAATAAAGCATCTTAATAGTGACTTGTTACCTTTATATGTTCTCAGTAAATTCTGCCAATGATAGTCAATCGAGTCAAGATCCATATCATTATGAAACCACAGACTGCGTTTTTCATATATCAAATTTTTAACGGTAGTTTCTAGACTGTGTATCCATTCAACAAAATTATTATCATCTTCGCCAAACATTAAATCACAATAAATTTTCTTTTCTGTTTTATGTATTCCATTTTTGGTATAACATTTAGGCGTTTGAATCAACACGGGTTCCCCACCTACACGTAATTTTGAAAAATAAGCCCCACCTTGTAATCCTTGGGGATTTGCTAAAGTTAAGTTACTAAATGTAAAGTCTGCGTTAGCTAATTGAATTGAATCACTCATTAATGCTATTTGATAAAAAAGTATGGTTATAGGGACGCATATAAAATATAAAATCTCATATTTCAGTAATGGATAACATTAAGGATACTTTAATTGAGCAATGTTTAGTTATTTTGAAAAGAGAGGACGTTAAAAATGAATTAAAACAGTTAATGAAACCCATGATAGATTTAATACTGCAGGAACTTTATCCATATATTTTTTTATCTATCGTATTCGTATTTATAAGTTTTTTATTAATTTTAGGTATTTTTGTTTTATTGTTGCGTAATAAAATATTAACCAAATCTCATATTGCCATTTTAAAATAATCTAATACTATTATATAATGGTACGAAGAACACGCAAAGGAGGTCGTAAAAGAAAACATCGCAGAGGCGGTAATGTTGTTGGTGGGCTTTTAGGAGCAATTAAAAAAGCACTTCCAAGTTATTTACTTTACCAAGCTGTTAAGATGCAACAGAAGAAAAAGGGAGGTGGAAAAAGAACCCGCAGAGGTGGTCGTAAAAGTAAACGTGGTGGACGCAAAAGCAAAAGAGGAGGAACTCGCAGACGCCGTTAATTAATTATTTTTCTCATTATAATTTATAATGACAAAAGCTCGCAAAGGTGGAAAAACTCGTCGCGGTGGAAATCGCAAACGTAAAGGTGGATTTTTAGCACAATTTCAAAAAGCATTGGCTCCATACCTTTTATTTCAGGTAAATGAAATGCAAAAAAAGAAAAAGAGAGGTGGAAAAAGAACCCGCAAGGGTGGAAGAAAGAGCCGCAAGGGTGGAAGAAAAAACCGCAGGGGAGGTGCTGCGTTTACAGCAATTTTGAAAAAAAAAAAGAGGTAAATATGTATGATATAAGGAAATTTAGTTAAATATAAATTCTTATATCATATTACAAATGGATTTTACAGAAAGTATACGTGAATGGGTTTCCGTGGATAATAGAATTAAAAAGTATCAAGAGGAGATTAAAAAGGAAAGAGTGCTTCGCACAACATTAACCGCTTCTATTTTAGGTCACGCAGAAGAATCGAATATGGAGCATGCAGTAATTGAAATTACAGATGGTAGATTGAAATTCCAAAATACGCGTGTCACTGCCCCGTTAACATTTAGATTTTTAGAAGAATGTCTTAATGAGTGTATTAAGGGAGAAGACCAAGTTAAACAAATTATTAAATATATTAAAAGCAAACGTGAAGTGAAGTTTGTTCCAGATATTAAAAGAACCTATATACAAACCACTTAAAATATTCTTACTAATAAATACAAGTATGAATATTTACACTTCTCCTGATAGATTAGCACCATATAGAATTTCAAATTATGTAACATCTCCTCGCACAATGAGTTTTCAAAGTTGGTTGGCTTCCCCTGTAATGGAGATAGATGGTCAAAATGATATAAATTATGCGCGTACCTTTGATAACGGAGACAGGTATACGCATAACGATTTTATATTAAATTTTATCAATGATCTATTACATATTATTCATTCTGCAGGATACAATATAGAACATGAAAAAGAATTTAAAAATGAGATAGCTATTTTTATATATAGATTATCAAGAGAGAAATTATGACAGATCAATACAGAATAGATAATATGTCAGAAGATGAATTTTATGAATATCAAAAAAATCTTGTTAAAGAAACCTTTACAGAAGAAGATTTTCTATCATGTTCTGCTACCAGAACACGATTGCAAAATGAATTTATTTGGAGATGGGAAAAGAAGTGTGTGCCTAAAATAGAAAATTATTATAATGGAACGCGGAAACAATCACGGGAAACCTTCGCAACGCCATTATTTTACGACAAAGATGGTAGTTTTTCTTCAGAATTAACAGGCATAGTATATAAACATCTTAAACAAGATTACGATATTAGTATATTTCATGATTGTCCAAATTTAGCGAATCCACTCATAAAACAGTATGAAGAAATTCAACAAAAAAAGAAAGATCTATTAAAACAAAAACGGAAAATAAACGGAGGTGTTATGTCAGATAAAAAATTTGATTGGGGTACAAAAACACATAAATAAAAGATGTGTAAATATATATAATGGATAGTGATGATATGATTTTTAATAAGACAGATGGTAAAATAACATCGGCCGGATGGTGTATCAATTCGGATTTATTGCAAAATGATTTTCCTCTTGCGGCACAACATCAAGTTGGAGGAGGAAGTGGTGTTGTTCAGAATTTAGCAGTTCCAGCTGGATTAATTATTCTTCAGAATATGATTGATTCAAATACTAAATTATCATTAAATGATTTATTAGAAGAACCAAAAGTAATTGGCGAAGACTTATATGATAAGTTATTGAATTTAGCAGGTAGAAAAAAGAGAACTTCGCATGATACACGTAAAAATAGACCTAAACGCAAGAACAAAACGCGAAAGAAATAATTATGACTTTAGTTATAGTCTTAATTATTTTTAATATTTAAAATGATTATAATTGACTCCAGTTATCATAGTTAAATGGAGAGACTAACATTTCTGGTAATTGTTTTCTAAATTTTTTCACCTTCTTTTCGAACCGTCGTTCTTGTGGTGACAATGGATAGTTCTGATCATTATCCATTATTTCTCTTTCTTCTGGTGTTATTTTTGGTTTATTACCATAGCAATTTGCACCGAAAGGAGCATTTTTATATGCCACGAAGCCACCGTTTATACCCGGTCGCCCACAATCATGCTCGTGTCCTTTTCTTTTTTGCATTTTTTTCCAGGTGTCCATTTGTGTTGGATATAAAGCCATTTGGTCAGCGGACCAACCAAAGCCACACCATTCTGCACCACGTTTATATGCATTTTCCACCTCTTCATATGTGGCAAGCCGACCATCATACGCTTTGCATATGGCCTTGGCATCATTATATGTATAGATATTATCTGGTACATGAAAAACTTGGTTTTCATACATTATTTCCGGAACAACTGGAGGTTGTGGAGTAGTTACAGTAATATCAACTTCGGGCACCGGAGTAAATAAATTTTTGATGCTAGTTTTAATATCAACTTCGAAGAAATATTGAACCCCATTAATTAATACTAAAAACATAAACATTCCCCACATAACAATTTCTAAAAATGTTATACCGGGAGATGTTGGAGGGGCTTGTGCGACTATCCCCGTTGCCGAAACACCTAAATAACTAAATAATATGTAATATACTATGATGACAAATGTTAGCACAATCAATACAACTGGACTACCTTTCGTAACTTTATCTCCAATGAAATCATACATATGTGGGAATCCTTTGGTGGGTGTAATATCTACGCTGCTCATCTATATTATATGGTTCTTATTTTTTTTTCCGATAGAAGAAACAATAAGCATATGGGGTTTTTAAATCTGCTTCTTTTATTTCCTGCACCCTAGCATCATTAAAATCATACCATTTATTATTGGCATTTTTCACATAAGCATAATAATGGCCGCCCATAACCCCACCGCTATGATTACATATACCATACAATTCATAATTAAAACTGTGGGGGTCATACCCTATGACATATTTTGACAAATCAAAATTATCAAATGGAAAATCTACTAAACATTGATTTTTCCGAATAGAATTCGTAAATCGTTTTAAAGTAATAATCAAAACATCTGGAAATTTCCAAAAATTTATCTGTTTTGCTACCACTTTCTTACCTTCATCATTTATATATTGATTATCATCATCTAATATCTCTTTTTTGGTAT